CACAAACCCCGCAAAAACGCCCGGTCAGACAGAGACGACCAGGATGGCAGCCAGCGCAGGCCGGTCCGGCACCTAACACCGTCGACTCCGGCGCACTTGGGGTGCGGAGCCTAGAAGCCGACGACCGCGCCGCCCGCATCTGGAAACTCCGCACAACGGACTGTCTTAGCATCCGCGACATCGCCGCCCGCGAGCGCATCGCCACCGTAACCGTGATGGACTCGCTCCGCGACACCATGGCCGAGCGCACCCAGCGCCTAGCTGGCGAAACCGACGCGTGGCGGCAAGCCCAAACCGAACGCTACGCCGCCTATCGCCGTGCCCTGGAGCGCACCCTACTGGACCCGGAAGCCCCATCACGCGATGTGTCTCTGGCCGTGCAGACCGCGCTACGCCTTGAGCGCGACCTAGCAGACCTCTGGGGTCTCAGGATACAGACCGGCAGAGACGCCTTAGCCGAAGCGGTCGCTGACGTCGTCAAGGCCAGGGTAGAGCATGGACGCAGGGAGCGCAGGGCCGAGGTTGTGGACGCTACCCCGCCGCTTGACCAGGTGGCTATGGGAGATGAAAACGCGAAACGGTATGCCCAGGGAAAAAAGACGAATAGGGCAGGGGGTCAAATAGAGGGACACTACCCACCTCCACCGCAAAGCGTCACAGAACTTTTGGAGTGCGAGGTCATGGACCCGGTAGAGGCGCACGAGGCGGCGATAGCGAAGGGGGATTTGGTGTTGCCGACGTTGCCGTTGGATGGGCGACCGGATCGGCCTGGGCGGCACAAGTTGGTGATCGGCAAAGAGGTACGGGCGGTGTTGGAGAGTCGGGTTGGTGGCCCTGCGGTAGAGTTCCGCAAGGGCAAGAAGGCGTACAGGAGCAAGGAGGGTGGCGATGAAGGGCCGAAGTGAGATCAAGGGGTACGAGAAGGTAGACGCGGCGCTGTTGAGGCTTCGGCGGGACTTGTGTTCGGTGTTTGCGACGTTCTGGACGGGGATGGAGACGGTGGACGAGGACGCGAATCTGTGGGTGTTTGTACACTTGTGGAAGCAGACTGTCGGGGAGGCGGCGCTTGTATTGGGGGCGGTGCCTACGGAGTACCCTTGGCCTGTGGAGCACGAGGTTCAGCGGGTAGCGTGGAGCAAGGCGAGCAAGGCGAAGATGCCGGACCCGAGTTGGCGGAACGCTGCGATAGTGGAGTGGCTGCGGGAGATCGTGTTTCCGATGTACAACGAGTTGCAGTCTGGGCAGCAGGCTACGTTGCTTGTTGCGGGGCAGCAGCCTGCGGGGCTTTTACCGGACAGCCTTTGCTTGTAGAGGGGGCGTTTGTGGTTTGGGAGGCGAACAACCTTCCATACCGTCGTGCAACCGCGCGACCCCTAGACGCTGGGTTTCCTGTTAGGCAACCTCAGCTACCCCTTCCTCTAAACGTAGGTTCCCCCTTAGCATAAACTAAGCAAAAACACAAGAGGGGCGAATGAAGCGTTGGAAACCGCTGCCGATTGTAAAGCCGAAGTGGGATCACACGTCGCTGTTCCGCCTGCAACCGGCTGTAGTTGTGGAGAAACGGGACGCAATAGACGCTGTAGCGGGGGATGCGGAGGCTTGGCGGGCGCGGGATCTAGAAGTTCGTTCTGTGTTGAACGGGTACGGTAAGGTGTTGAGAATGGGGGACAAGTGGCTTGCGAGCGAACGGGAGTCGCCTTGGGACTTGCGCGGGGTAGAGGTTCAGATGCACGAAGCGGAGAGATGGACGGCTCGGCGGCTCGACCGGGAAGGTGGGGTGCTTGCGCGGGTTGAGGGTTCTAGTCCGCTTCGGGCGGTAGGGAGGTTGCCGTGTCGGTCAAGGTAGGCGGAATCGGTCAAGGCGGGCTGTTGTCGCAGAACGCGCGGAACGCATCGACGGAAGTTCTCGCCGAAGAGCTTATGCGGTGCAAGGAGGATTTTCGTTACTTCGCGCAGACTTACATCAAGGTTCTGGACCGAGATAGCGGTGCTGCGGTGCCGTTCCGGTTGCGGCCTGCGCAGTTGCAGCTTGTGCAGGCGGTCGAGGACAACGGTGCGACCTACGTTCTCAAGGCCCGCCGCATGGGCTTCTCGCGGGCGATCCTTGCGTTCTTCTTCTGGAAGTCGCTGTTCAATGCGGGTGTTGCCTGCGCGACGGTGGCGCACAGCCAGGAGTCGGCGATCGAGCTTTTCCAGGACGTGCGCGGCTGGTACGACGCGCTGCCGTGGTGGTTCAAGCAGGGCGACATGGCGCTCAAGCGGGACCAAGAGAACAAGTTGGTGTTCAAGCACGGCGGGAGTTACCGGGTCGGCACGGCGTCGCAGATGCGCGGCGGTGCAACGCTGCACTATCGGCACTACTCGGAATTCGCTTTCTACGACAACCCGATGGACGTTGTCGGCGCGATCGAGGGCGGCGCAAAACTCGGCGGGCGAGCTGTCTACGAGACGACGGCGAACGGCTTGGGCTACGGCTGGGAGATGTGGAAGGCTAAGAACGGCTGGAAGAAGCTGTTTGTGCCGTGGGTTGCCGACCCGAACTACAAACTCAAGCACCTGCCGAGGGATGTTCCGCGAACGGCCTTCACTGACGAGTTGCGGCAGTACATCGACAAGTGGGCTCTGTCGGAAGAACAGGCGAACTTTGCCGCGGTCAAGCTCCACGAACTGCATTACAACTGGCGCAAGTTCCACGAGAACTTCCCGATCATCGCCGATGTCGCCTTTGTGTCGAGCAAGGGGCGCGTGTTCCCGAACATTGCCTTTGAGTCTGCGGAAATAACACAGGGGTACAAGGAGTACCGCGCACCGGAGAAGTACCGGGCGTACACGATCGGCGTGGACACGGCAGGCGGTTACGAGGATGGCGACTACTCGGCGGCGTACCTCATCGACGTGACGATTGCAGATAAGCCTTTGACTTGCGCGACGTTCTACGGCAGGACGGCGGTGCCCGACTTTGCTGCGGAGGTCAAGCGGATTGCGGACAGGTACGGGGCGCTGATTGTCGCCGAGCGGAACAACAACGGGCTCGACCTGCTGAATCGATTGGCGGAAATGGGCGCGGGAAGGCTGTACCGCGAGATGCGCATGGCGTCGGTGGGCAACCCGGTGGAGCCGCGCTTGGGCTTCACGACCAGCAAGAAGAACCGTGACGTGTTGATCAACCTGCTCATCGAATACATCGGAAACCGCAAGATCGACCTCATCGACAACCGGCTGCAAACCGAGATCAATGACTTTATGTGGAGCGAGGACGGGTTGCGCGCCGAGTCGCTTCGCCCAAACCACGACGACATGCTGTTTGCGCTCGCCATGGCGCTGATTGGGCGCGACCAGATTACACCGGAAATGAAGGTGGACCTCAAGGAGCGTCCGAGAACGCTAGAGGAGAAGGCGCGGTTCCGTAGGGCGACCGGCAAGAACCCCTCGGAGGTGGTCTTTGAGGACGACGACGACGACGCCTTTCCTTCGCAGATGGGCATCCGTCCCGCCTACGAACTTGTGCGCGCCCAAGTTGCCGATTTGTCGTTTGGCTCTTGACATTCGGCAGAGATTGTTTCCAAACTGACGCCAATCGTACCGCCCGACGTAACAGGGCGTAGGGAGTTTGCCCATGTCGCTACTGTCGTCGTCCGAAATGGCCGAGATGTCTGCTTTTGCTCAAGGGCAAGAGCCCGAACAACAGGCCGAGGTCGAGCAGCAAGCAGAGCAAACCCAACAGCAGGCGCCTGACCCCAAGCAGGGCCAGGACGCGCAGGAGGAACCGCAAGCCCAGCAGCAGGAAGCGCCGAGCGCGCCAGCCGAGCAGCGCAAGCACACGGTTCCTTACGAGAGGCTGCAACAGACGATCCGCGAGCGCAACGAAGCGCGCGCGCAGATGCAGCAGATGCAGCAAACTGTTGCGCAATTGCAATCGCAGTTGCAGCAAAAAAGCGCGGTCGCGGCTCAGGTCCGCGCCGAGTTGGAGAGAGAGGGCCTTGTCGACCCTTCCACCGGAGAGGTGGAGGACGCAACGGACCCTCGGGTGCGGCAGCTTGTCGGGACAATCCAGCAGCAGCAGCAGGTTCTGGAGCAATTGCAGGTTGCGCACGCGCAGCAGGAATTGAACGCAGAACTCAGCGACCTTGCTGTGCGGTTCCCGATGGTGCCAAAGCAGTACCTCTTGAAAGCGACGGTGGCCGATGCCAACGTCAATCTTGAAGAGGTCGCCCACGAATATATGTCGTGGATTTCCCCGCACATCCAACAGGCCCCCAAGCCGACCGCTCAGGCAGCGCCCCCGCCGGCCCGCGTGCAGACGCCTTCTGCGCCGCCTCGGCCTGCCAAAGCAGGTGCCGTCTCTTCGCCTTCCGCCGGGGGTTCCGAGCAGAAGGGTTGGGGCGACCGGAAATCTCGCACGAACGAAGTCGCCGCTATGCTCGGCGAAATGGGCTGGAAGTAGCCCGAAGGACTGACAATGCCCGCATCTATGTCTACCGCTTCCGCGATCCTCAAGCGGTTCTACACCAAGAAGATCAGCGAAACCCTCAACAACGAGGCGCTGATTGCCGACCTGATTGAAGAGTCCCCATTCCCGTGGCAGGGCTCGGAGATCAAGGCGCCGGTTCACCTGAGCCGCAACAACGGCATCGCGTTCATCGCTGAGAGCGGCACGCTGCCGGCGGCTGGCTCGCAGGGCTACGCCGACTTGACCATCACCACGGCGGAACTGGCGGCTCGCTTCCAGGTCTCGACCCGCGCGATGAAGGGCGCTTCCAACGCGGGCCCCGGCGCTTTCGCTGGCATCCTCGACCAAGAGATGACCCGCATCAAGGACGACGTCAAGCAGTTCAACGACCAGGCTTACCTGTTCGGCGGTCGCATCAAGGGCCTGCTCAACGAACACATCGCCACGGCGGCTACCGGCGGCGCCTGCACCGTCGCGGTGCCCAACAACGGCGACGCGGTCCACGACTACCAGGGCGACTTCCGCCCGTTCGCCAGCGTCGTCACCGCCAACGCACTGACCTGGGTTCGCGTCCGCGTGTTCCGCAGCGACACCCTCGCCGAAGTCCTGCCTGCCGGCGCCGCGAATCCCGCGGTGTTCGTGTCGGCGTTCTCGACGGCGGCTCGCACCCTGACCTTGTCGGTTGTGGCGAACGCGGCAGGCGCGACGCTCGACCTGACCGCGGCCACCCTTGGCGCGGGCATGGACGGCAAAGGCATCATCCTGGCGGTTCACAACACGCAGTACGTGGACAGCGCGGGCGTCAACTTCGGCACGCAGTACGATTTCTCGCTGGAGCCGCGCGGCATCCTCGGCAACTTGTTCGACCCGAACCACTGGGGCGTTGATCGCACCACAGCCACCGGCACCGCGACCACGTTGCAGTCGACTCTGCTGACCATGGCGACCGCCGGCGTTCACGCGCTGACGACCATCGCCGCCGGGCGCGTGCAGGCCACCTTCGACGAGGTGCGCATCAAGTGCGACGAAGATCCCGACACCATGATCCTGAGCCCCTTGCAGCGCGCCGCCTACGTCGCCGCTGTCGCCGGCACGACGAGCTACTTCGTCAACCAGGGTCGCCCGAGCGACTTGGTGCCGCAGGCCGACAAGATCGCGGGCATCAAGTTCAAGACCTCGCAGCACTGGCCCAAGCACGCCGCGCTGATGCTCCAGGGCAAGAAGGAAATCTACCTCGCTCGCTATGCGGCCCCCGGCTTCATGGACGAGGACGGCGAGATCCTGAACCGCGTGCCCGGCACCGCCGCCTACGAAGGCGCCTGGCAGCAGTTCGACAACTTGTTCTTCTGCGCGCCGCAGCGTCACGCGGTCCTGTGCGGCATCGCCTAGGCGAGATGCCGCAATAGTTGCGGGTTGCGGGTTGGGTGGGGTGGTCCTGCCCAACCCGCAACCCCAACACCGAACACAAGGAAAAGCTTATGGCGAATACCAAGTTTGTGACGATTGACAGCAACGGCGCGCAGGTCAACCAGGAACTCGGCGCTGCCGTTCCCGGCTACAGCGCCAACACCAGCAACCCGGCTGCCGAACTGGTCTTGCCGTTCGACGTGATCGCCGATGCGTCGACCACGGCCATCAAGCGCATCCCGACGACCGAAGGTGCGACCTATCGCATCGTCGGCATCCAGATCGTCAAGGCTGCGGCTGCGGGCGGCGCGGGCGATACCGTCGCTGTCGTCAACAACGGCACGGCTGTCACCGGCGCGGTGAGCATCACCGGCCTGGCCGATAAGGGCATCCTCAACCTGCCCATCGACGACGCCGCCATGGTCTACACCGCCGGGAACCCGTTGGGCGTCTCGACGGTCAAGGCCGCGAATGACCCGTCGTGCTACGTCTACGTCAAGCTCATCAAGTTGACCTAAGCCGACAACAACCGCCAGGAGGCGCCCTGTGTTCAATCTCAAGCCCGACGAAACCTTGCTGGAATGCACCCAATCCTTTGCCGAACTCCCCGATGGCGAGTACGGTAAGGGGCTGATTTTCAGCGGGAACGTGAAGTACCTGCCGTTGCAACAGTTCATCTCGCAGCACGACCCGCGGCACCTGCGCGTCGCCGTGCGCGACAACTGCGTGGTGGGCTTGGTGATGAAGGCGGACCCCTGGGTTTTGGCGCAAGCCAAGGCGTCTCAGGCGGAAGTTGCGGAAGATGGCGGGGTGGCGCACAATGAGCCCAAGGTGAAGAAGGGGCCGTTTGGTCGCCCGCTCCCGACCTAAGAGGTGAACCATGCCGGCAGCAGAGAGAGTTGTCAGAGCCCTGCAATACGCCCGGATTGGCGCGTGGGGGTTGTCCTCGGTTCTCTCTGCTGTCGGCGGTGCGCTCACTCAGGTTGAGCGCGAAGTGCGCATCTTGCACGACATGGACCCGCCAGCGCCTGACCCGGCTATCCGCAGCGCGGCGGAGGTTGTTGCCCAGCACATGCGGCACACCGGCGAAAGCACCATCAACGACTACGGGCCGAACCTCAACGACCTGCCGGAGTAGGAGGCTGCATGGACCCCTACGCGATGGACCCTCGTTCTCAGGCGGCGGCGCAAATGCTGTCGTCCGGGCCGCAGCCGCAACCTCAACTCAGCGCGATTGAGGAACTCAACGCCAAGCGCAAGCGGGAAGCTCAGGCTGCCGCAGGCAAGGGCGGCGGGCTGCTCGGCACCATTCTCGGTGGCGTGATTGGCGGCTCTGTCGCCGGCCCCGCAGGTGTAGGTGTTGGATCATCGCTCGGCGGATCTATCGGCGGACAGGGCGGCGGAATGCTTGGGGGCTTGCTGTGAACACCGACACGTTTCAGGACTCGCCTATCGTCGACACCCCGCCGGAGGTCATGGATGGCCCCGCGCCTCCGGTCAACCTGCGGGCGGAAATCGAGCGCGCACGCAACGATCGGCTGCCGGATGTGATGTCGTGGGATCTGTGCTTCCGCCAACTTGCGGGGGAGCAGAACTACACTTATGACCGGGTGCGCTCGCGCATTCAGCCGGTCACGTCCTCGCCGGGCAAGAACAGCAGCGTCACAAACCAGTTGCTACAGGTCGACCGGACTTGGCGCGGTCTCATGTCCACGGCAACCCCGAAGTTCACGGCCATCCCGACGACGGCGAGTTTTGACGACGTGACCAAGGCGCTCGCAACCGAGCTTGTCGCCAAGTACATCTACACAACCAACCGGGTCAAGCGCATCCTCGACGCCAACAACCGTTGGCTCGTCGGCGGCGGCAACACGGCGCTGCACGTCTACTACGACCCAGAGCGTCAGACGGTCGGCATCGAGGGCGTTTCGCCTTACGACCTGTTGTTCGAGTACGGCGCGCAGACCTACGACGAGACGGCTTGGATGGCGATCCGCCACATCTACCGCCGCGAGGACTTGAAGAAGGCGTACCCCGACTTCGCCGAAGAGATCGGCGACACCCCAGCCATGACCGACTCGGACCAGCGGGCCAAGATGCCCAACGACCGAGTCGAGACGTGGGAGGTGTACTACAAGGATGGGCGACACTTCATCCTGCTCGGCAAGACGGAGGCGACGTTTCTGTACCGCGGCCACACCCCGCAGAACGTCGTGCCGGTCATCCCGTACCGTTGCCACACGATTGCCAACCGCATCTACGGGCAGCCGCTTCTGTGGCCGCTGCTCGACCTGCAATGGCAGTACAACCGCTTCAAGAACTTCGCGCTGGACATTGCCGACGCGATCAGCAACCCGGTTTGGCTGGTGCCGTTCAACTCAGGCGTGTCGCCGTCGCACTTGACCAACGAGCCGGGCAAGCCGATTTTCTACCAGCCGCACGCCCCCGCGCCGACCCGGCAGCCCGCGCCGTCAGTTCCGCCTCACCTGTTCGAGATTCAGACCCGCGCACTCGCTGAGATCATGGACGTTTCTGGCATTCACTCGACGACCATGGGCAAGCGGGCAAGCGGTGTCACGTCGGGCAAGGCCATCGAGGCGTTGAGCGAAAACGACCTCGGACAGATGAAGCCGGTCATGGACGAGGTTGAGGGCGCAGTCGCCGAGTGCATGAGGGTTGCCCTTGTGTTCTGGCAGACTTACCTGCCGGAGAGCCAGAACCTGCGCTTCTTTGACGAGTCGGCGGGCTCCGTCGTGTTCAAGGAGATCGCGGGCACCGACCTAGTGCAGAACCCCGAAGTCATCATCGAGACTGGGACGCTGTTCGCCATCACGCAAGAGGACCGCGAGCGCAAGTTGTCGAGCCTGCTGACCGCCGGCGTCATCACGCCAGACGTGTACCTCAAGGAGACGATGCTGCGTCTCGGCCAGAAGTCGGCGACGCAGAAGATGGTGGCGCTTGCCCACGCGCAAGACCTGCTGCAAGCGTGCCGCCTCGGCCAGCAGATCGAGGTGTTCCCGTTCGACGACCTTGAGGCAATCCGGCAGGTGTTCGAGGAATTCGTGCAGAGCCCGGCGTACTACGCCGAGGCCAACGACGCGATGGAGGCGGGCAAGCGCGGCGACCCCACGGCGCAGCAGGCGCTCCTAGAAGCCACGGCAGTACAAGACTACATCCGTGAGGTGCTTGTCTCCGTTTCCGTGCCTCTGGGGACGCCTGGGCCGCAGCAGAAGGCATTGGCGCAGCAAAAGGTATTCCCCGCCAACCCGTACCAGCCCGTGCCGCCAGAGCAGCAGGGAACGCCTGGGCCGCGCCCCGCAATGGAGCAAGAGCCCGGCGTGTCGCAGGGGGATGCCATCGCCGGAGACGGCTCTACTTCGGGAACGATTGGAGGCTAGAGATGAACCCGCGACAAGCCGCCGCTCAAGCAATGCTCCAACCCAAGATTGAGATTGAAATCTCGATGGAGGCCGAAGGCGAGGAAGAGGGCAACAAGAAGTGCAAGCACGGCAAAGCCGGTAAGTGCGCCAAGTGTGAAGCGGAAGGCGACGAGGGCGACGAGCAGGAGGACTAACCCATGTACGTTGCTGATGTTTACAACCTGTTCCGCTCGTACATCGACGAGGCCGACACGACGTTTATCTCGGACGCGCAGGCGCAGCTTGCGTTGCGGGCGGCTTACGACACCGTCTACGAGAAGATGGCGCAGTTGTCGCCGGAGGCGTTTCTTGCCCGCGAGAGCTATGCTCTGAGCGCGGCGACGCAGTTGAGCTTTTCGCAGGTTGTGCCGCGCATCATGGGCAAGACGACGGATAGCCCGCGCTTGCTGCGGCTGTTTGGCGTGTACTTTCTAGACCCGGCGACGATGAACATTCGCCAGATCCTCAACGGTGTCGGCTCGTTGCAAGAGTTGTACTCCAACAGTACGGGCTTGCGAGGACTTGACGACACCGGCGCGGTCTACTGCCTTGTGCGCGATGCACTGTTCTTTGCTGGCCCGGTATCGCAGACGGTCGGCGTGTTCTATGTGCCCTACCCGAGCAAGCCCGAGAACGCGACCGGCATCGACTGGAGCAAGACCGGCGCGCTCGATAACGAGTACATCGACGACTTCCCGCAGTTCCACAAGTTGATCGCCCTCGTCGCCGCCAAGGAATACTACGCGGTGCGCGACGGCGCGGACAGTTCGCAGATCATGCGCGAGGTCGCCAAGATCGAGGGCGACATGGAACGCTTCTTCATCACGCGGTCCCCGCAGAACATGCGCGTCAACCTCGTTTGGTAATAGGTGTAAATGATGGCTGAACCTGGACTTGACAGCCCTGAAGCCGCCCGGTTTTACGAACACGGGCCAAGCTTTTCTGACCTCGCCAAAGGTCTGACGCCTGACCAGAAGCACCGATATACGCAGTGGCGAGCGATGCAGCGCCAGCGTGACCTGTCCCCCACTACGGATCAAGAAGTGTTGAAGAAGCGTGGACAAGAATCACGCAACCTACTGTCAATGTTCATCAAACCTGGGTCTGATGAGGACGCGCTATTTGACTTGCTGGAAGAAGGCGAAACCGACACGGAGGCCGAGAACCCGACACCATTCGGCAAAGAGTTTGGCAGTCAGTACGCCAGCCCGCAGACAGCGGCCCAACGCATGACCCCGGCGCAACCGCCAATAAGCACGCCCAAGGCGGGCTACAACGACCTCAACAGCCGCCCGGTTAGCATCAGCGAGCGCACGTTTATGCCGCCGCCAAAAAGTTCCGCACGCAGCAAAGCGGCAAACGCTATGTTGCAGAAGGGGAAGTAGGCAATGGCAACCGACAAGCCCGAGGTAAGCAAGCTCGACTTGGGAATGACCAGCGACCCGCCAGACCGCGGGCCGGTGCTTGTCAACGTCCACGGCCAAGGCGCGGCGCTGCGGATTCGCAACGCCTTCGGGCAGATCGGCGAGTGGAACACGACTCTGCGGTTCAACCTCGCGGACAGATCCGCTGCGGGCGTGCAGCGCATTCTTGCCATGCACGCCTTCCGCTCAGACGCCGGCAGGTTGCAGGTTGTGGCGCTCTTGCAAGTGTTCGGCAATACGTTCGACACCGAACCGGGCGCCTACCTAAACGCGGGAGTGTTCGGCAAGTGGGCGTCGCAATACGTCTTTCACGTCTACGATGTAACCGCCGACACGCACGCAGAGTTCGCGCTGTACCGCCGAACTTGCGAAGTCGACCTCCGCACCATCAACGCGCAGGACGTTCGCCCTTGGGGCACAAGCGACGCCTACGACGACAAGATTGTGCCGCACGGCGCAACGTCGGGAGAGCCGGCGTTCATGCTTGAGATGCAGGACTGCATCATCTTCGGGTCTAAGGACGCCGGGGTGTGGAGTTACCGCCCGAGCGTGTTCGAGCAGGACGAGCAGCAAACCGGGACAGTGCTGTTGCTGGGCGACCGGCGCGGCGAGGGTTCACCAATCTCCCCGCTCAACGGAGACGCTGGACAGTTCTCCAACTACAACTACTTGGCGGAATCCGCGTGGCCCATCCCGGCGGACTGCACGGTGTTCTCCGACCGGCTTGTGATCGCTTCGGGGCGCAGCCTGTACTTCAGCGACCCGTTCAACCCACGCGGGCTGCTGTCGGGCAATTCTGTCGCCCTTCCGTTGCAGTGGGACATCAGCGCCGTTGCGACCGTGTTCGGCAACATCTGCGTATGGACCGCCGAAGAGTTCGGCATTTACCGCCCAAGCGAGGGCGCATTCGTCAACGACGGCTCTTGGCGCCTCGTCAACAACGATGCCGGATGCGCTGGACCATCCGCCAAGATCGTTCTCCAAGACGGTGTAATGTGGGCAGGAAACCGCGGATTGTTCTATTCCACGGGACAATACGACGTTGGGGCCGCATCCGAGGCGTTGCAATCGCTAGTGATTGACGGCGTTGGCAGCCCACTGTCGTCGTTCCTTGCCACCCAGCAAGTTGGCTACACGCCGCCGACCGGCGACACGCCGCGCCTGCAATGGCTCTGGAAAGAGGCGGAGCGCGCCTCGTTCGCCTACGACCGACAGCGCGACATGCTGCTGATGAGCCTGCCGAGCGAGCAGATCATGCTTTGCCGCGTCGCCGGGCAATGGTCGCTGTTCACGACCGAGAGCCGCGCCGACAACTTTCCAACCTCGGTCAACATCGCCAGCCTAGCAGTCGAGCGTGTTTGCTCCTGCGACGGCAGGGTGTTTGCCGCATGCGGTCCCGAGACGTTCAATCCAGGTCTTGTCGATGGCGGACCCACGTCGGCGTGGTACTTGCTGGAAATGGGGCGCGGCGGCGCGGTGGACCGCAGCGTCGAGTTCCCCGACGACAACCGGACAGGTATTGGCTGGTGGACAATCCATGGCGCCGTGTCGGACAGCGACCCGGAAATCTCGCTTGGCAAGCCGACCGATCTGTGGCCGGGGTGGATCGCTCAAGCGGGCGGAAACGCTATCGCGGCAAGCGGCGGCTGGCTTGTGCCTGTGACCATTCAGGCAAACGCGGCGGCAAACTGCATGCCGGTCGGGTACGCGCAGGTTGACGTAACCTACGATTCAGCCAAGTGGTCGCCGCTGCTTGTTGGCGTCGGGCCGAACGTTGACGTTGTTTGGCCGAACGAGCGCGTGTCTACGATCGCCGGATGGGCCATCACCAACCCGGCACCTGGAACGATCAGCATCACCTACAACTCAGCGACGTTCTTGAACTTGTCGCTGTTCTTGCAGCAACCGCTGTTCTACATCCCGATGCGGCGCAACGCCACCTACGCGCCAAACAACGGCTGCGGCTGGGGACTCGGCAACGTGCCATTCGTCGGTCAGACCGCCATCGCCAACGTGCAAGCGCGGCTGCGGACC